TGGCTGGAGATTCTGGGGAACCAGCCCATCGACTTTGCCACCGTGCCCAGCGAGGAGTTCGAGCTGGCATATCGCAACGAATACCTGAAGCTGGGTGACAGGGAGCGGATGTACTACAGGATGCTACATCCGTGGTTCAACCAGGAAGGCATGGAACTGGGAATGTGGTCGGCGGCCCGACCCACGGGCGCCGGCCTGATATTAGTAGGAGAAGCCGTAGAAAAAGAATAAAAGAGGAGGTCGAACCAATCATGCAGGAAGACGAAACCGGACAGACTGCGAACACTTCTGGCCTGGACGCTGGCTCGGAGACGACCCAGGACGCTGGCCAGGACTCTTCGGCAGAGAAGGAAGGGAGTACTCAAGCCAGGGCTTACACAGAGGAGGAGATCAAGAAGCTTGTGAACGACGGCCGGGCCGACCTTGGTAGGGAGCTGAAGGCGGCGCGGGAGGAGAGCGAGAAGCTGAAGCGTGAGCTTGCTGACGTAGCAGCTCGTATCAAAGAGTACGAGCAGGAGAAAGAGCAGGCGGAGTACGCCAAGGTGAAGGACGACCCCGACAAGCTGAGCATCTACCAACAGAGGCAGGAGATTCGCAAGCGGCTGGCTGAAGCAACCGAAAAGGAAAAGCAACTGGCGGAGCGGGAACAGAAGCTGGCGGAGCAGGAGAAGGAGATCGATACCTATCGGCGGCAGCAGCGCGCTGCCACGATAGCAGCCAAGTACAACGTCGATCCCACGCCGCTGGCCGAGTACACCGACGGTTCAGTTGAGGCTATGGAGGGCCTGGCCAAGGCGATGGCCAGGTACCGACAGCAGAGCCAGCCCAGTGAGGTGGTCCCCGACTCGCTGGTAACCCTTGGCGGCGGAGGTCGTCTCTCCACGGAGCAACTGGAGAAGATGACCATGGAGCAATATGCAGATTGGGCAAAGAAGCATAACGCTATATAGGAGGTCATCTATATAGGTGGGAACATTCCTGACGCCAACGATCATCGCGCGACAGGCACTCCTGGTGCTTGAGAACGAGCTGGTCATGGCCAACCTCGTGCACCGCGACTACTCGAAGGAGTTCCAGAAGGTAGGCTCTACCGTACTTATCCGGAAGCCCGCCAGCTTCACCTCCACGGTAGTCAGCGACACGGTGAACATGGCCACGGCGACAGAGTCCAGCGTGGCGGTCGTCCTGGACAAGCACCTCGACATAACAGTTGAGGTCACCAGCCAGGAGCTTACGCTCGACATCGTGGACTTCTCGGAGCAGATTCTGAGGCCCATGATGAGAGCCCACGCACAGGCCATCGACAAGTACCTGTGTAACGAGTACGTAAACGTGGCTGCTCACTACGCGGTGTCCGATACCCCGGCGATCTCAGACATCACAGGGGTCCGCGCCGTGATGAACGTGCTCAAGGTGCCTTTGACCGAGAGGCGTTGCGTGCTACACCCCATGACGGAGGCCGACTACCTGCACCTGGACGCCTTCCTGCACGCGGAGAAGCGTGGGGACACCAGGGCAATCAAGGAAGCCAGCATGGGGCGCGTGCTCGGCTTTGACTTCTACATGGACCAGAATATCGCCGAGCACACCACGGGCGGCCTGAGCGGCGGCGGCACTGCCACGATACAGCTCAAGGGGGCGGCCACCGCCGGTGCTACAGCCATCACCGTTGACGGCTGCGTTTCCGGTGGGACAGCCAACGCCTACGACGTGTTCAAGATCGTCGGGTACGATCAGTGGCACGTCCTGGGGCAGGCGGCTACGGCCAACGTGGGCACCTGTACACTCAACTTCCAGCCGGCCCTCTCAGGGGCCAGGGTGGACGACGCAACGGTCGTGTTCCAGCAGAGCCACAGGGCAAACCTGGCGTTCCACAAGAACGCCTTTGCCATGGTGACGGCACCGCTGGAGCCCCCGCTGGGCGGAGCAAAGGCGACCACGGTGACCTACAAGGGCATCTCGGCGCGGGTCGTCTACGACTACACGATCATGACGAAGAAAAACGTCATCTCCATCGACTTGCTGTGTGGTTTCAAGACGCTTGACCGGGACCTGGCCTGTCGCCTGTGTGACGCGCGATAAGCAAGGGTACGAGGGCTGGGGCCAGGCCCCAGCCCTCCAGGCCCGTAAGGAATAAGGAGGTTTATGCGAATTCTATGGTCTAGCAACGGCCCGTTCTGCCCTACCGGGTACGGGCAGCAGACGGCCTCAGCAGCCAGGCACCTGAGGCAGATGGGCCACGACGTGGCGATCTTTGCCTTCTGGGGCCTCGAGGGCTCCAAAGTAGACTGGGGCGATATCCCGCTGTACCCGAACGACCCCCGCGACTACGGCGTGAAGAACGCCCGTATGTTCTACGACGACTGGCAGGCGGACATCTTCATAACACTGATAGACGTCTGGGTGCTACGGGGGCTGGACCCGACGTTGCACTGGGTGCCGTGGTTGCCTATCGACCACGACCCTCCGCCGCCGCTGGTAGTGGACACGCTGCGGAACCACCCGGCGATCGTGAAGCCGATCGTGCAGTCGCGGTTCGGGCAGCAGAAGCTCAAAGAGCTGGGTATAGACGCCTACTATATCCCGAACGACTTCGACACCGAGCTTTTTGCGCCCAAGCCTGAGTGGCGACGCGCCGGGAGGGAGCGGTTCGGCTGGGAGGACAAGTTTGTCATCGGCATGGTGGCGACGAACCACGCGGAGCGTAAGAACTGGAATGCGGCCATGGGTGGGGTGAGCATATTCGCCAAGCGCCACCCCGGGGAGGTGGTATTCTACTGCCATACCAACCCTGTCGATGAGAGGGGGATCGATTTGCTCGGGCTGAGGCAAAATGTAGGCATTAAAGAGATATCGGTCTTCCCCAGCATGACACAGCTTGCCGCGGGCATAGACATGGAGACCATGAGCCGCATGTACAATGCCCTGGACGTGTTCCTGCTGCCGTCGAAGGGCGAGGGGTTCTGTCGCCCTATCGTGGAAGCGATGGCCTGTGGCGTGCCGGTGATCACCACGAAGTGCACGTCACACCAGGAGCTGGTGGACACCGACCGCGGCTGGTTCATCGAAGACCTCATACCGCGGTGGACGACGCAGGGCGCACGCCAGTTTGAATGCCGTGATGAGGAAGTAGCTGAGAGGCTGGAGCAAGCGTACCAGGCCAAGAAGGACGGCAGCATCCGCGCCATGCAGAAGAAGGCGCGCAAGGCGGCGCGCCAGTACGATGCCTCGGTGGTCTATCCGAAGTACTGGGTGCCGGTCCTGGCCGACCTGCAAAAGAAAATCAGGCAGCCGCGGAACCTGGAGGGGGTGCAAGAATGGCGCAAGGTGCTTATTCCACCAGCCTGCATGCCGCGCAAGGTGCTGGACATCGGGTGTGGTGTGACGCAGCCCTATAAGCCGCTGCTGGAGCACCTCGGGGAGTACGTCGGGGTGGACATCCGTGGGGGCAACGGCGTGGTCAAGGCAGACGCCTGTGACCTGAGCCAGTTCGAGGATGGGGAGTTCGGCTTCGTGTGGATGAGCGAGGTACTGGAGCACCTCGACGAGCCGGAGAAGGCGCTGGCAGAGGCCAAGAGGGTAGGCGTCCACGGTGTATGTATCTTCAGCACCCCGCAGAACCCGAACTTCAAGGGAGACCCGGACCACAAGGTAGTCAGGCTGCCGTATACCGTGGCCAGCACGGGGGACGGCGTGATCACGTGGTGAACTGGTATGAAGTGTGACTGGTGTGGTAGACAGATAAACGGCCAGTGTGTGACCTGGGAGCGCATAGAGGGCGCAGTGGTGAAGGTGTACCGCTTCTGCCAGAAGCTCTGCGGCTGCGAGTGGGCCAACAAGGTGTGGCGCGAAGGATGAACGTACTGCTGGTACAGCCGAGGATGAACTGGGAGCAGACGTTTGCCGAGGTGCCGTCGGTGGCGCTGCTCATCCTCGGCACGCTGGCGAAGCAACGCGGGCACAAGGTGCGCATCCTGCACCTGGACATCGACAGGGTGAGCGTCGAGGATGAAGTGAGGTCGTTCAAGCCTGACATTGTGGGGGTGACCCTAAACACGTTCCAGGTCCGGTCAGCGCGGGCCGTAGCGAAGGCCGTTCGATCCGTAAGCAGCCACATCCGGCTGGTGATAGGTGGGCCTCACGCTATGGCCTGGGACGGCGAGGGAGATAACGTCGTGGTGGGTGAGGGAGAAAATGCCTGGCTGGAGTTGTTGGGGCATCCAGCCGAGGTACACACGATCGACGACGTGCCTGTGCCGGACTACAACCTGGTGGACCTGAGGCGGTTTTGCGGTACACCCCCCATGATAGCGCCACCGAGCATGAGCATCATGGCGTCCCGCGGCTGCCCCGGTCAGTGCATCTTCTGCAATACGCCCCTGTTTTGGGGCAAGAAGGTGCGCTACCGCAACCCGGAGCTGGTGCTGGAGGAAATCGAGACGCTCCACAGGCACCACGGCATCAACGAGGTCTTCTTCCAGGACGACACGTTCAACCTGAACCACGACTGGGCGACGGCCATCTTCGAGGGTATCCTGCGGCGCAACCTGCAAAAGCGGATGGCGTTCAAGGTGACCGGCAGGGTAAACCGTCGGCTCACGTCGCGCCCGTACCTTGAACTTGCTAAGCGTGCGGGGGTATGGAACATCTTCTACGGGGTTGAGAGTGGCAGTCAAGCCATGCTGGACAACATGAAGAAGGGCACGACCGTCGAGGAAAGCCGGGCGGCCATTGCGCTGACCCACGAGGTGGGCATAGACGCCCAGTGCAGCTTCGTGGTCGGCTGCCCGGGCGAGACGTGGCAGACGCTACGGGAGACCGACAAGCTGATCCACGAGATAAAGCCGACACGCTATGGGTGGGCCTATGCCTGCCCGTTTCCCGGCACGGAGCTGGACAAGATAGTCACGGCCAAGGGGCACAAGCGACACGTCGATTACAGCCAGTACGGCTACGGGGCATTGCTGGTGCGGACGGACAGCCTGACGTTCGACGACCTGGCCCAGTTCAGAGGGTTTACGTATACAGGAGGTTATCATGCCGCTAACTGAGAAGGGGAAGAAGATTCGGCGGGAGATGCGTAAACACTACGGGAAAGAGAAGGGTGACCGGGTGTTCTACGCTTCTCAGAGCGCAGGGACGATCAAGGGCACGCACAAGCCCAGGCGGAAGAGGAGGTAGCGATGGCCTACACGGAAGACCAGCTCGTAAGCAGGGTACTGCAGCGTCTCCAGGACAGCGGTACGGCCATCTGGTCGACGGCGGAGATCGGCCAGGTCATGGACGCCTGCCTGCTCGAGGTATCGTACTACAAGCCGCGGGTCGTCCTGGCTACGGTGACGACAACGGCCAACTCTAAGCAGGTCGACATTAGCAGCCTGACCGACCTGCTCTATGGGACGGACGATGCCAGGAGCTTCGAGTACGTGGAGTTTCCCACGGATAAAGACCCGCCGCGGTACCGTAACTTCGAAGTGCGCCAGGGCAAGCTCATAATGGACATCTCCTTCGCCCCCAGCGACGGCGAAGACGTCAGGCTATATTGCAGGCAGCCGCACGTGGTAGACGGCACGACGACGAACACGCTCGACCCTTACCTTGAGGGCCTGCTGGTCGACCTGTGCGCTGGCCGGGCAGCTATCAGCAAGAGCATAGACTACGTCAACCAGGTTACGGTCGGCGGCCAGGGAGTGACGCGGGACTACCAGGAGTGGGGTAGCCAGCTACTGACCGTCGTCCTGCGACGGCTGATGCAGATACAGAAGCCGCAGATTATTGAGAGGTGGCCGCAGGTGGCATGAGGACGAACGCTACACTGGAAGCCGCGCAAAAGAGCGGGCATCTCACACCGTACGTCACGGTTGAGTACTACACCAGCGGCAGACCGAGCGACGCTGGCGGTAGCTGGACGCGCATCGATAACGTCGGCTCGAAACAGCGCATCCTGGACATCAGGTACGACCAGGAGCCGTACGGGTCACAGGCCAGTATAGTGCTGGACAACAGCGACGGAGCCTTTGACGCCTACAACCTGAACGGCAAGTGGGTGGCTATCGGCTGGGGCGCCGTATGCAGTACGGGCAACGAGGTGAGCCACCCGCCATACCTGAAGTGCTACGCTCAGGACTTCATCTCTCGCCCGGGCCAGGATATGTACGTCCTACACTGTGAGGGCGCCTTCTCTATCCTGCGGCGCTGGATAGCAGAGGACGACTTGTGCTTTAACCAGCCCGGGCTAGACGCCGGCCTGGACAACAAGACGGGGCTTGATATCATCGACTACATTGCCGAGCAGGCGGGGCTTGACCTGGGGGCCAACATAGGCACGCTGGACGGGAAGATAGATTCCTGGAAGCCGGCCTTCACCGTCCAGTTTGGTGAGAACGGCATGGAGGCCATCAGGCGCCTGCTGCAGGTCTTTCGCTGTGTACTGTTACCCCGCACGGACTGCCTCCACGCGAAGTACTGCCAGGCGGGCGATAGCGTGGACTACACCTACGAGATACCCGTCACCACCGGGCACGTGTTTAAGGACGGCTATACGCGGTCGCTGTACTTCAAGCCGATGAAGGTCAAGGTGATAAATGTCTCCGGCAACAGCGGTGAGTACGCCCACGCCGACTGGGACTCCAGTATGGGCGTGCTGACGCTGTACGACGCCTGGGGCGTGACCGGATCGGACGCCGACTGCGAGTGGCTGGCGCAGGCGCAGGTAGAGCGCGCCGAGCTGGAGGCGGACGCCGGCTACTACAGCGTACCGATCATGAACTGCCTCCAGGAGCTGTACGACAAGGTTACCATTACGGACAACAGGGGCAACACAGGGGGTACCGGACGGGTAGGTGGGCTGTACGCCCGGTACCAGCCGCTCAAGGGAGTCTACAGGCTGGACATCGGCTTGGGCGGTCTACAGAGACAGACGGCGTACGACATACGGCAGATCGTAGACGAGATGGCGCTTGGTGGCGGTGTGAGCGCCAGACGCGTGCTGAAGCAACAGAGCATCGGCCCCGAGCTGTTGCTGGAGTCTATGCGCCCGTACGTGGTGGACATGGACTGGAGTTCTACCGGTGTGACGAATGCTACGTGGTCGGGCGGCACGGTGCACTTTGCCGAGGGCACACCGACTACGCTGGACGCTGGGTCTAAGGACGACCTGAGCGCCACGCACTTCGCCTATTTCATCGTGGGGAATAGCACCGTCCAGTGGTCTACGGACTTCGGGGACACCCTGGGACGGGACAGGGGGCTGCTGGCCGTGGCAGTGAAGGGCAACGCTGACAGTAGCAAGGCGCTGATATTGCCGGCACACGGCAAGGAGCCGGTGCTGTCAGCCAATATTCTGTACAGTGACCTGATATTGGGTAAGCACATCAAAGCCGGCGAGGTGGACACTGACCACCTGAAGGCAAACTCTATTACCGGGGACAAGATTCAGACTGATACCATCGAGCTTAACTCGCTGGTGGGCATGGGCTGGCAGCTCCTAACGAACCCCGACTTTGAGACCGGCGACCTGTCGGGATGGAGATCGGTAGCCAACTGGGTAGTCACCGGGGACAAAGCTCACTCAGGTAGCTACAGTGCCAAGGGCGACATCACTTTGCTAGACCAATGCCTGCGCTCGCACTATTTCAAGGCGAAAGAGGGCGACATCTTTTATGCCGAGGTCTGGAGCTCCGCTTCCGTGGCGGCAAACTCGAACCTGAAAGCACGCTTCACGTGGCTCGACGAAAATAAGAGCGAGATATCGTACGACGTGTTTCTCGACCGTAGCCCGTCAACAGCGTGGGCGAAGGCGAGCGGCTCCAAGAAGGCGCCAGCCAACACGCAGTGGGTTGAGTTGACCATTTACACGGTAGGCACTGGCAGTCCGGCTGGTAACTGGTGCGTGGACGATCTGGTGTTGCTGAAGGGTTCCCAGGTGATCGTACAGGGCACGCCGGGCGGTGCCAGGGTGGAGATCAACTCCGACGACGGCATCAAGGGTGTGGACGCCGACGGCAACATCCGGTTCCAGGTCAGCCCAAGCACAGGACAAATGACATTCAGCTCAGCGGAAAGTGGTAACACCCGGACCGAGATAGACAGCGACGGTATAAGAGGCAAGAACGCCTCCGACGAGGTGCAGTTTGAGCTTAGTTCCAGCACTGGGAAGGCTACGTGTGGCGGTGGGCGAATTGAGTTCAACAGTGACGGGGTACAGGTCACAGACACACAACACAGCTCTTCTCAATTGTCCAGTTCTACCCACACATATAGCGGAAATACGAATTTCAGCAAGGGGCAATATTGGATTCTTGCAGTAAAAATGGAATGTACCACGGGGACGTTCATTAATCCCTGGCTGATCGGTTACTTTGTGGACAGCAATGGCAATATGATCGTGAAGCAGTTTGCTAATAGAGCCCATACCTCTGAGATGTGGCTGGATTTCGTAGTCTTCACGGGGCCAGTAACGGGTGGTAGTACGCCATACCTCAATATCCACGCTGGCGATGAATCAGGGGAAACGAAAGTCGTTACACTATATAAGACGAGGCTAATTTAGGAAAGAACCTTGACGATAAGCCTGCTGATGGCGAAAGCAAGAATGAGGGCAAGAACGAAGTCGATAAAGCGTACACGGCTATGGGTATCTTTCGTGGGCGGAGGTATGTGTTTCACCGATTCACCCCCTCGTCAGGGTTACATATCACAACCAACACCACCTTGTCAAGGATGAGGCAATGAACGACCAGCTACTATACGAGACACACCGCACAGTCCAGGAGGTCAAGGCCGTACTGGTAGGCATAGACGGCGACAACGGCCTGTGTGGCGATGTCCGGCGCATGACGCAGCGCCTGGAGAAGCTGGAAAACGGGCACAACCGTCTGAGACTCACCGTCTATATACTTATCGGCGTGCTGGTAGGCTCAGGGATTATCAGTGGCGCCGTGCTGGGAGTCGGCTCGTGAAGGTGGGACCCCGTAGTCATCAAGTGGGCGCGCGATGAACAGGCGCTTATCAACGAGCTGGCCCACTTGCAGGAGCAGGTGGATGCCCTCCGCGAAGAACGCCTGCAATACCTGCTGGAATTGAAGAAACAGAGGATGGTAAAGCATGAGTGACCACGTCGAAGACTCTAACGCCGGGCCTCCCTGCCCGCAGTGCCACCTGCCTATGACCAAAGAGATGCGCCCTACAGGCATCGGCATGAAAGCCTACTGGCGGTGCCTGAAGTGCCACAAGGTCAGACCTGCCAGCACGTAGAATGCCCTTATCAGGCTGTGAGAGGCGATTTCAGGCGGGTTCGGGGCGGGCCGTGTGGTCTAGGACTTGAAGGGTCGGTTTTTACACAAAATCCTTCGTAAGACTGACACGTTACAGCGCTGAAGCTACCTGTACGAGATAGAATTGCCTCACCTTCACTGCCACCATCTCAGTTAGTGGCTTGCGAGTGTTACCAGCCGGGAACCGTCCCCCGTCGTCAGCCCGTTTCGAGAGAGATCCAACACCGCGGGCTCGGTGCGCTGGCACTTCTCGCTCTTGGGCCGGTGAAGTCGGCCCAAAAACATATTCACTTGTTAATGAGCACCCTGACCGTGTTGCGGGCCACGCTATCTTCGTAGCCGCACGACCCGCAACGAAACGTGCCATCCTCAGCCTCACCCTCCAGACTCCCACACTGAGAACAGGCTTGGCTGAGCTTGCTGTCCTTGACGACCACCACCCTTAGCTTGGCCTCGTCGCACTTGTTTTGAATCTTCTGCACTAGGTCGTAGCTTGGCCAGTCCTTGCCCGGTTCGGGCGTGTCTGCAACGTAAATTGTACTGACTCCCTGGCGCTGGGCATAGTCCACCACCTCGCGAGCCCGGGCGTGAGACCAGTTCCGCCAGAAGTTCGCCCATCGGTCCTCCAGCTTCGTCAGGGAGGCGTACTTCGCCTTTCGCCCGTGCCCCCGCCGTCGGCTCCGGCCACTGATCTCACGCCGGATCGTCTCCCTCCGGCGCTCTATCTGGTCCTTGACCTCTAGCACCCGCCGGGGCGGGAACTCGTGCTCGCGGCCATCGAGCGAACAGAGCGTGGTGACATCGGGGTAGACTGCCATGACCCTGTCAGAGTCCACAGTTCGACCAGCAGGTTCGAAGCTGTATGACATCAGCAGGTACAGCTTTCCCCGTTGCCGGTTCCTCACCAGCTCCACTGTCCCCAGCTTGTACTCACCGCTGGCGATGCGCTCCAGTATCTGGTAGTAGCCCGGCGACCTGCGGCGCATGGTCCTCATCCTCAACCGAACCACCGGCTGAAGCTGGTGCCCCGGCAGGATGGCCAGCCGGGCCTCCCAGTCCCCATTGTCGGCGTTTGGCCACAGCTTCACCGCCCGGTCCCGCATGTAGAGACTGTTGTTGCGGAACGTGGGCAGGCGCACATCCCCACGCAGCAGCTCCCGGGCCATCGCCTGAAAGCGGAGGCGGGCCCGGCGGCAGACGGCGCACCGCACGTTGAAACTGGTGCTGTCATCTTCTCGGCAGCTAGTGATCATCCGGCAGAAACTGCCCTCCCTGACCACCTGTTTCTTGGCCAAGAGGTACGACGTGGCCATGACCTCGTTGCCCAGGCGAGCGGACGCGAACATTGCCTTGTTGAGGACCGTGTTAAACCCCTGCCAGTCCATGTTAACTGGCTTTACGATCTCGGCACGGAACACTTTCCTGATCATCGCTTGCCCCAATCTAGGCGCCCCACCGGCGAATACCGCTCGTGGGCCTTGAGCGCCCTCCGAACCTTCGTTGCCTCGGAGTAGCCCTGCGTAGTCCTCAGGCTGGAGTGGCCCAGGAGGGTCTGTAGATCGAACGAATCGCCTCCGGCTTCCAGGAACAGGCAGGAGAACGAGTGCCTGAAGATGTGGGTGCCGAGCGGTTTGCCTAACGCCCTCCGCGTTACACGTTTCACGGCCTGCTGTATGCCGGAGGCCGTCAGCGGCTGGCCTTCCTCACCCAGCCACAGGGCCGGCAGGATCGACTGTCTCACCTTGAGCCACTCCCACACGGCAGCCAGGACGTTCTCTGAGAGAGGCACCACCCGGTATTTGTTCCCCTTACCGTGCACGGTAATGCGCGATTCTGCAATGTCGATGTCAGCCAGCTTTAGGTCGGCCATCTCCTGGAGCCGGATGCCGGTGTCGTAAAACAGCATGAGGATAGCACGATCACGGCGACCGATGACGGTGTTGTCGCAGTGGCGCAGGATGCAGGCGAAGTCCTGGGGCTCGATGATGGGTTTCACCCGCTGCGGAAGCTGCGGAGCTGGCAACTGTACGGGGTTCTCCAGCACGTACCGGTTGGCCTGTGCCCACGAGAAGAAGGCTCGCACAGTGCGGTACTCGGCGTGGAGCGTGTGCGCCTTGCCCCGCAGCCGCTGCGACTCCAGGGCGAAGAACTCCCGGACCTGGTCGGGGCTAATGGCGTGAACCTCTGATTCCGCGTCAAATCGCTCAAGGAACGGCCGCATGTTGTATCTGTAAAAGTCAATGGTGCGTTTTGAGCACTGGTGGATGCCCTTTTCGGTCACCCAGAGGGCCACGGCCTCTCCCAAGGATTTCGGAATCAGAAGGTCTAAAACCATTTGTTTACGCAGCCACTCCCAAAAATCAGAAGGTCTAAGACCGCTGTTTTCGGCAAATTTCTCAAAATTCGTGCTCATTTTGGAGCTGGGGGGACTCGAACCCCCGACCTTCTGACTGCCAGTCTTGTTGTCTAAAAGGGCAGACCAGCTATTCGTTGGGAATGGCGAACAGCGCAGAAGCCATCAGAAACAGGACGACACACAGGGCCAGGATCGCTATCCGGCGCCGGTTGGAGTAGTGCGCTGCCTCTTTTGTGTAGAGTAGCAGGAAGCTACCTGCAGCCAGACCCAGGAGCATCGTAGGTAATAGACCGAGAACGTACTTCATTCTACCCCCCCCTTATGGCCACTCTGATAATCTAAACGGAAAGATTATGTTACCAGGTCTAGAACCACAGCCATTGTGCTAGATTAGCCATCGGCTGGATAAGTAGCGACTATCACAGACAATATCACGATTCCAGCTGTGAAGGCTACCGCGGGCAAGATCAAGCGACGGCGACGGCTGCGGTCCTGCCATAGCGTTTTTCCGTGGCGGACAATGATATATCCTACTATACCCAAACCATACCCAAGACCGAGCGAAGCCAGCGTACTGATAAACATTCCACCTCCTTCTGAAGCAGCTTGTGCCACGCTAGCCATCGGCGGCATAAGTAGCGACTACCACCAATGTCACGATTCCCGCTGTGAACGATACCATGGGCAATATCAGGCGACGTCTGCGGTCCCGCCATAGCACTTTCCTGTGGCGCACAATGATATCTGCTGCTATACCCAAGGCATACGCGAGACCGATCGAAAGTATTAAACTGATGTACGTCATGAATATTCCACCTCCTTATGGCCAGGCATTATACTTGCGCATGATACGGATGCCCATTTGCAGCCAGGCTCTCAGCTCGCTCGCCATGCTAAGGCCGATGGTGATATCGTCCTGGAAGTAGTCGAGCGGCTGGCCCAGCTCACGGGCTATCCGCGCCATCGTCTCTACGCCAGGGTCGTGTATCTGGCCCGTCATTATTCGGTTCAATGTTTGCTGGGGCATCCCTATCCTGGAAGCCAATTCTGTCTGTGACAACTGAAGCCTGTCAAGCTCTGCCTGAATCTTCTTGCCTCTTAAGCTGTGCTCTCCTAATCTTAGCCTCCTCCTCGCCACCAAGCCTCCGAATCTAGCAGGGGGTATCTCCCATACTTAACACATTTGCGTTACTTTGTCAACACAAAAGCTGGTGTGGTCAGGCGGTTACAAAGGTTTCATTTGACGCTAATGTGTGGGCCGTGTGTTAAAAGTCTTGACATGGTAACACGGAAGTGTTAAAATACGGCCACCATGGATGAGAGCACTACAAGACGGCGTGAGAAAGTTATCAAGGGTGGTAGGAGCACGTTCACAATCTCGCTGTCGCGGGAGGACCGGAGCGTGATTGAGGCGCTGGCCAGGGCAGAAGGGGTATCCGCCTCTGCGATCGTGCGCAGGGCGGTAAAGATGTACAGGGCGTACCGTGCAAGCCAGGAATAGCGTAGGAGGGATCGTTTGTCCCGTGCTCGGCATAGTGTGCGAGAGGCTCGTGCAGTGGGACATCAACCGGCGCAAGGGGGCGCGGCGAAGCAACCCGTTCAAGCGGTACGATAGGCAATTCTACGTAGAGTGCGGTCGGAGAGGGGGTCGCGGGAATAAGAAAGGAGGGCAAAATGGCAGAAGTCAAGGTGTTGAAGCCACTCTGCAAGGTGTGTCAGCGCAGGGTGGCGGACGACTCGGGGCTGTGTGAGTGGTGCTGGCGTGAGCTCACGGGGCTGGACGTGGAGCACAGGGAAGACAGGAGGAGGCTATGAGACGGGTAGGTTACTGTGAGTGCGGGGGCTGGCTCGTGTTCGCCAGCCAGCTCCTAGCCCGGGGCTCCAGCGAGATGAAGGACGTGGTCTGGTGCACGGCCTGCCATCGCGTGATACCGCTTCAGCGCGCAATGACGTGCACTTCCAGGTTCCGCGGCAGGCCGTGGGGTCTAGGGCCTGAAGGGGCCAATTTTACACAAAACCCTTCGTAAACATTGCAAAGAAAAGGAGGAGACGATGACGACGAACGGAGCAAGTAACGCTGCCATTGCGTTGCCAGACGAACAGAAGTTTATAGCGGACATCCAGGCCATTAATAGATTCCAGCAAATCGTCCGCCAGAACATGCGACCCGGACACGATTTCGGTGTGATACCGGGGACAAGCAACAAGCCCACGCTGCTTAAGCCCGGGGCGGAAAAGATAGCCAAGCTCCTGGGTCTATCCGACACATACGAAATTGTGCACTGCAAAGAGGATTGGGAGCACGGGTTTTTCCGGTACCTGGTGAAGTGCCGGCTTGTCTCCATATCGTCCGGGGTAGTCATCTCTGAGGGCTTGGGCGAGTGCAACAGCATGGAGTCCAAGTACCGCTGGCGGTGGGTGTTCAGCTCTGAGCTGGGCAACGACATCGACAAGGACAGCCTGGTAACCCGCACCGTGCGCACGCGTAAGGGGCTAGCGAAGCAGTATCGGGTACAGAACGATGATATCTATAGCTTGGTCAACACGATCCTGAAGATGGCTAAGAAGAGGGCTTTGATCGACGCCGCCCTATCTAGTGGCCGCCTGTCGGATGTCTTCACGCAGGACATCGAGGACATGCAGGACAACGGCGTTGCACCGGTGGAGGACGCAATACCCAGTAGGCCGAAGGCAGCACCGACCGAGGACGAAGGGGATGGCAGTGAAAGCGAGGACGATCCAGAGGATACCCCGCAGACCCAACCTCAGGAGAAGCCTCAGGAAGCCCTCAACAACGGTATCGCCTGGCGAAAATACTATGAAGGCGCTGCGAGGATGGGGCTGAAGCACCGTGTCTACGCAGTTAAGGCGCTGGGTGTAGAGAAGCCGGCCCAAGCTACCGGGCGGTCGCTGACGCTGGCACTACAGCAGGCGTTCGACTATGCGAAGCTGAACGGCTGCGAGGAGGTCAGAAATTACACTACGTTCAAGGAATGGCAGGCGGCGGCTGCGTAGTACGCGGCGCTGCTCTTTGACCGAGAACCACATCAAGCGGCAGGTGAAGGACCTGCTGAGCGCTCTCGGCATCTTCAACTACCACGTGCTCGCCGGCCTGGGCGCCTTCCCTGGGCTGCCCGACCGCGTGATGCACTACAAGGGGCGGGTGATCTATCTAGAGCTGAAGAGCGCTACGGGAAAGATGAGGGACGCACAAGTCAGGTTTCAGGAGCAGTGCCGACAGGACGGCATCGACTACTGGGTCATCAGGGATGCCGACGAGCTTTACGAGAGGATACGAAGTTATGAGCACGACTAAGGGGAGCCGGCAGCCACGGGTCGGGGGTTTCGGGTCCCTCCTTTACCTCGACCCCGCTGGCTCCGTAGCCAACCCAGCCCTGGGCCAGGACGGTCGCAACCCCCCAGGCCCCTGGCCCAGGATGGGGAAATAGAGAGGGGGTAACGAAATGATTACGAGAACACAGGTACACACAGTCTACAGGCTGGCCAACGGGACACGCGTGCCGAGCGTGACGACCGTGCTCGGGGTCCTGGCTAAGCCGGCACTGATCCACTGGGCCTGGGAGTGCGGCTGCCAGGGCGAGGACTACCGCAAGGTGAGGGGCGCAGCCGCCCAGGTGGGCACGATCGCCCACTACCTGATCATGTGTCACCTGAAAGGCATCGAGCCGGAGCTGGGCGAGTATGCACCGGAGGACGTCTCGCTGGCGGAGAACTGCGTGCTGAGCTACTTCGAGTGGGAGAAGGGGCACAGTATGGAGCCTGTGCTGGTGGAACAGCCACTGGTGCACGAGCAGATGGAGTATGGCGGGACCATAGACTGCCTGGCTATGCTGGACGGCTCACTCACGCTGATTGACTTCAAGACAGGCAAGGCGATCTACCGCGAGATGGTCTACCAGTTGGCAGCGTACATGCGCCTGCTGGAGGAGAACGGATACAAGCCAGAAGCCGCGCGAATCTTGCGTATAGGCCGGACGGAGGACGAGAACTTCGAGGATCGGCTTATAGGGGTAACCGAACAGGTGGCTGGCTGGCGAGTGTTTACGCTAGCACGGGAAATTTACGGGGTTGAGAAGCGCATAAGCGTATGAGCAGACTCCAGGCGCCTTTTCCGTATTTTGGGGGCAAGTCTAAGATAGCCCCCCTAGTGTGGAGGGCATTAGGGGACGTGAAACACTACATGGAACCGTTCTTTGGCTCCGGTGCCGTGCTATTGCAACGGCCTAACTACGACCCGCAGCGGCACATTGAGACCGTGTGCGACGCCGATGGCTACGTGGCAAACGTCTGGCGCGCGATTCAGTTTGCGCCGGACGAAGTAGCTCATTGGTGCGATTGGCCAGTGAACCACGCTGATTTAATAGCCCGCCGGAGACGACTGGTGGCACAGGGGCAGTACTTGCTGGAGAATCTGACCGCTGAGCACGATTGGCTGACAGGGCATGGGTGGACATGCAAGAGATGGTCTACCGGAGGGGGCTACAACAATGTGGGCAATGGCCCTCGGAAAGCCAACCGACACCGCGAGGTACTCTGGCTCAGCCCGCACTGCTTGCCGGTAGAGGCCCCGAGGTTGATCTGAAAGAGTGCTCATGAGCGCTGGGGCGATGGTCAATCTGAGGGAAAGGAGGAGTAGATCAGTGAGGGACTGTGTACGTGACGATAGACAGGCCGTCGCCCCGGCGAGGCATATCTAGAAAGGAGTGGTGAATGAACAAGCAAACACTAAGCGTAAAGGAGTGCGCAGAACTGCTAGGGGTTGGAGAGAACACTATTCGCAAGGCGATTGCGCGTGGGGACATCCCCCACGTGCGAATCGGGAGAAGGGTATTGATTCCTATGATTGCGATCGTCAAGATGCTGGATCCTTCAATCGGCGCTGGATCCGAGAAGTGAAAGGAGAAGCATGGGACAACGAAGGTTCCCGGGTTGGGGCTGGGTGCCCGACCGTGATAGGCGCAAGGCAGAGCAGGCGGACTACCGCTTGTGGAGTCTGATTCGTCCCAGGAAGCTAACCAAGAAAGAGATGCACAAGCTACTCATGGCCCGCACGGCGCACGCTTGGATAAAGGCCATGGAAGAGGCGGCCAACCGAGAGCTGCCTGTGTGTTTGAAGATTGCCCGCCCGTTCCACCACCTGGACTTGGTGGAGATCATTGAGCGGATCGAATGGAGCAAGAACTAGCATGGCACGGCGCAAGACGATTGAGTGCTATAAGCTCGCCCAGCCCGACGGCTGGGACTTCCGTACAGGTTGCACGATTAACTATCGGGGCGACGGGACATTTCCCCACACCGTTAGGGTGCCTAACCCCAGGCCCGCCCTGGGTGTGTGCTCTCCTGGTGTAATCCACGCCTCTGTACGTCCCGAGGACTGCTTTGTCGGGGCGCGCATCCCGTGCTCAGCATATCGCGTCAGGGGTGTACCAGTCGCCGAGGACAAACGCAAGTACGGATTCGTCGAACTGGAGGTGCTGGAAGAGATCACAGACCTGGACAGTCTGTTCCCGTTTAACTACACGGAGGCGTGCAACCCTATAAACCCATTCCTGGCACCACGAGTCGAAGTTACCGGGGAAATGCTGGATATCTTGAGAGAGTGGTCCCGCGTCTGGACTCTTGGTTTACCTATAAGCACTTTCATGGATGGACTGCCACTCCTCTGGATCACTGTCAGGGATGGTATTTGGAACCGCCTTCTGCTTAGCATGGAGCCCTTATATCCCATCTGGAGATGCTTCCCTGACAAGGCCTGGGACTCTGCCGTGAGCTGTGCTGCGTCCTACGCAGCCTCATTATTTAAACCAGGATTCAGTTGCCCGGGCATGTCTCGCAGACAGTGGAAGTCATTTCAGGTTGGGGCTGGGCTGTGGCGCAGAGGGGTAATACCATCGTTTGACGGCGAGGTGTGGCGGCTGCACTCGGGGGAAAAGGCAGCCGTCATTTGGGAAGGCAGGCTAACCTGAGTCGAGAAAAGAGCGTATGAAAGCACTATCGATAAAGCAGCCCTGGGCATCGCTGATCGTGCTGGGCTACAAGGACATCGAGAACCGCACCTGGCCTCTACCATCGTACATGAAGGGCCAGCGCATCTACATTCACGCTAGCAGTACACCAGATCGCATATCGAACGTAGACCTTCTCAGGCTCAGGGAAATACTGAGTGTGGAGACCTGGGTTAGTGTGCGTGAAATGTTATATGACAAGCGAGGACGTAAGAGACCATGGCCATTGGGATCCATCGTTGGCGAGGTCACAATCGTGGACTGCATAACCCACAGTGACAATGATCGTGACTGGTTCACCGGCCCGTACGGCTTCATCCTGGCCGACCCTGAGTCTTACGAGAAGCCAATCCCGTACAGGGGGCGGCTGGGGTTCTTTGAAGTGGGTTTGCTAGATACCAAACAGGAGGTGTTGTGAATGGGTGATGCAGAACAGTTCTACGTTGCGTTGAACTTGCGGCACTGGGCAGACATGCGGGCGTGCGGTTGGCCTGTGACCGTTGAAAATAAGCACGAGGTCGGCTTCTTAGCGGTTTATGATGAATATGATGCTGCAAAGCTAGCTAACCCAGAATCACCCATTATGGCAGTACAGAAAATCGCGGCCCCAAAGGACAATCAGGATGCAAAAGCAAGCGGAGGTGATGAATGAACAGAGACGACGTAATCGAAAAGCTGGCTCAGGAACTGACCAAGGTTCGCGGGATACAGAAGTGGTCGAACCTTGTGGAAGGGCAAAAGAACTGGTACCGGCAACAGGCAAGGGACTTGCTTGCTGCCATCCCCGAGCTGGCCATGGTGGATAGGGAGGGGGAATGATAGACCATAGGCTTCTGCGGTATCACTCGGATGACCAGGGGTTACGACTCTTACAGTTCTGCCGGGTAAGAAACAGTAAGGACTTGCATTTGGCCTACAGATTTGGCCCGGAAGAGATGGACAAGTACACCATCTGTGGTATCGGGCCAACGGTAGCTATAGACAAATTGCCGGACAGCTTCAAGCTTTGCAAGCACTGCTCTAAAGCTAAAAGAAGAGCTGTGAAACAAAAGAAAATGGCAAGCAGAGTGATGAGTCGTTTTGGCTTGAAATCGTGTCTCGTAGGAGACACAAGGCGGCTGCACGTAGCAGAAGGAATGGACACGGGCCAGGGCGTTACCCGGTTCAGCGTCTGTGGCATAGGGCCGACTACAGCCACCGATTTGGGCCCGGGCGATCTGCCGCTTTGCAAGGAATGTGAGAGGTTCCTGAAGGAACTGGAACGCGAGGAGGAGCTGTGAAAGAACACGAAGTCGCAAGGAGACTGATGAGGCATTTTGGCTTGAAACTGTGCCTCGTAGGAGACGGAAAGCTGCTGCACGTAGCAGATGTAATGGACACAGAGCAAGGCATTGACCAGTTCACCATCTGTCGTGCCGGGCCAACCAGACCCACTGACTTGTGACTGGGCGATCTGCCGCTCTGCAAGAGATGTCAGGGGTTTCTAAACGCACTGGGGTTCGAGGAGGAGCTTTGACCCAATCTGAAGTCTTACAACGCATGGCAACCCTAACCAACCATAGGCTCGAACAGAGCGACAACGGCGTGGCGCACGTGTACGACATGTGGGACGGTCGGACTGCGTGTGGAAGGTCTATATCGGTGTCGTCTGACTGGCAGGACGGCTGGCGCCTGTGCCGGCAATGCCAGGAGTTCCTGCTGAGAGTGGCGAGCGACACATAGCAATCTTAAGGGACTGCCTGGTGTTTGGCCACCACTGGTATAGCATCCGAGACGGGGACCCGCGAGCACGGGCGATGTTAGACCGACACTACTCGGCTCGACGCTACAAGGATGGAAGGCGGCCACGAAAGCTCGTGGGTCCGGGCGAATACATCATGCTCATGACGGCAGACAGCTCAGCATTGTTCGTATGGCGCAAGTTCCACAGTGATAATGGGCAAGAGGGCGTCAACTGTGCAGTGTTTCGCAACGAAAGATGTCCAGTGCTCTCCTCCCAGCTTATCGAGGAAGCATGCGAGCTGGCATGGCAGCGATGGCCAGGTGAAAGATTGTACACCTACGTCAATCCGAAAAGGATCAAAAGCCCAAACCCTGGCTATTGTTTCAAGCAAGCCGGCTGGACAGTCTGTGGCAAGACGAAGGGTGGCCTGGTAATACTTGAACGAAGGCCAAAAGAAAGGACCATAACAGTTGGCAAGCCCGGAACTGGAGAACGGCTATACGCGGATCGCTAATGAGCTCTTAGAGAAGCTCGCCGGCGTCCATCTCAGCCCCAGTGAATGGCAGGTGCTTCTCTGCATCATCAGGCTGAGCTATGGCTACAGCACTAAGGCCGGGTACGTCACCGGGCCTAGGGTGGCACGGATGACGCGCATACTGAAGCCGAATGTGTACCGCGCACTCAGGGGGTTGACCGCAAGGGGCATGCTCGTGCGGGAGGGCAGGAGAATTGGGCTGCAAAAGGACTGGGAGAGATGGGTCGGCTATGAAGAAGAGGAGCCGGAACTGGTAGCGTCTAAGGCTAAGGAAGCGTTCGACGAGCGTGATGATCACGAAGAAAGGGTATCGGAACTGATAGCGCCTGGGGCCAAGCACGCGTTTGAGGAAGTAGAGCCTACGGGAGGGCCTACGGAAAAGCCCGCGGAAAAGCCTACAGAAAAGGTATCAATATTGATACCCAAAGATATCAGTAGTGATACCTTTTCAGTCACTACAAAGAAATATATTAAAGAAAAAGGATGTGCCCTTGATGAGAACGATGTAAGGAGCGTCTTTGCCGGACTCAAAGAGCGTAGGGGCTGGAACACGGCGAAAAGTGCAGCGGAGGCCAAGGCAGTACGCTGGATGCTGCGCGAGGGGTACACAGTGAGCGACATTCTGAGCTGCTACGACTGGCTGAAGGCACGGCCCTTCTGGGAAGACAAGGCGCTGTTTATGATGACGGTCCAGAACCAGATTGGGGAGTGGCGCCGGCGGAACGGCCAGGATAGTGAGTACGAGCTCGAATGGAGGGTAAGGTGATAAACAGCGGCAGGGTACCACCACACAACCTGGAGGCGGAGCAGGCGGTGCTTGCCTCGTGCCTGATAGATTCGGACTGCCTGGGCGACGTAAAGGCGCACGTCGGCGCCCAGGACTTCTTCGACGACCGGCACAAGTTAATATTTCATGCCATCGAAACCGTTGGCGAAACCGTAGGAGAAGGCGTAGACCAGATCACCGTCACCCAGGAGCTCTCGAGAGCAGGCAACCTGAAGAAGGCAGGAGGCGCTGCATACCTGTCTCAGCTCGTGGCCAACCTGCCGACTTCGGTGCACGCCGAGTACTACGCCGGCATAGTGAAACAGCTCTCGCTGTGTCGGCGCCTGATAACCGCCGCTGCGCAGATATCAGCGATGGCCTACGAGGCCCCGCAGGACGGCACAGACCTGCTCGCCCGTGCCCGCTACCTGCTGGCGGAGCTTGAGCCGGAGGGCGGCGACGGCCTGATTGACCCGACGCGCCACGCAGAGCTGATGATGGACTTGGTGTCCAGAAGGCAGAACCGTCGGTTAGACTACGTGCCGTTTGGCTATCGGGACCTGGACGAGCTCAGCGGCGGTATGTACGGCGGCGACTTCGTGATAGTGGGGGCCAGGCCGTCGGTCGGCAAGAGCCAGGTTCTGCTAGAGACGGCTCTCAGCAATGCGACAGCGGGCCGTGTGGTCCTGTTTGCGTCAGCGGAGATGTCCCTGGCCCAACTAATGGACCGCGAAATCGTAATGCAAACGGGGATCGACATGAGAAGGCTCAGGAAAGGCCGGCTCTCGGAGTCGGAGTGGGAGAGTGTTCAGGCAGTTGTGGCTGAGGTCTCCGGCCTGCCGCTTCACTTCCTGGCTGGGAGACTGACTGTTGCCGGCATAGCGCACAGTGCCAGGCTGCTGAAGCAAACGAGGGGGTTAGGGCTGGTGGTGGTCGATTACATTCAGCTACTCCGCGACCGGTCGAATAGGAAAGCGGGCGACACCTTGAGGGAGCGGATAGGGCACATCTCGAACGGCCTCAAGGGCATCGCCACGGACCTGGACGTACCGGTGCTCGCCGCGTCCCAGTTCTCGAGGCAGGTTGAGATGAGGGACGGCCACCGGCCGATGCTGGCGGACCTGAAGGAATCAGGGGACCTGGAGCAGGACGCCGACATAGTGCTCCTGTTGCACCGACCGGAGCTGTACGACCCGGGGAAGAACAAGGGCATCCTGGAGATCAAGATGGCCAAGCACCGACAGCTCGGTGGCGAAGGCGTGGTGAGGCTGGTGTGGGTAGAGAAAGAGCATCGGTACAGGGACGCAGCCAGGCAGGGAGCCGAGAGGGAAGGATGATCACGTTCCACCTGGACCGGGTGCCGAGGGACTACGAAGAGCTGGCCCGGGCCGTGCGACGGGCGTCACTGCGTAGCGTGCGCCGGTCTCGCTGGCAGGCGCCTGAGCGGGCCATCGTCGGGGTCCGGTTCGGCAGGCGTCCACGGAACGCCGGTCGCGTGCTGGAGAATGTAGACCGCGCCCTGGTTCAGACTGGCCTGGTACGCTATACCGACCCGGCGCACCTGCGGCATACCGTGCTACAGGGAGATACCGGCAGCCGGCGCCGGGGCCTGTGGGTGACCGTGGTTCCCTGCTGCCCGCACGGGCCGATCGATGCGGAGTCAGAGGTGATGGCCGTACTGACGACGAGTTGCAGCCGGCTCCACAACTGCGACCTGTGCCCACTGAGAGAGGACTGCGTCAATCTTTACGACGCGGTGGTGGGCCGGACTTGAACCGTTCGAGCTGGGCCTCCGAAATTCTGATCGTCCGGAAGCCCAGCCGGGTGCAAGGGAGCTGGCCGGTGCGGACCCAATACCGCACCCGACTGCGTGGGACACGGAGCAATTCGGCGACCTCATCCATGGTGTATAACGTCTCGTTCAACTGGGCCCTCCTTTGCGATAGCCAGGGAGCAAGCCGCGCTCCCGCGCAACCTGCAGGCAGTCAAATCGCCCACACGTTGCCGGCTTGTACTGCGGCAGGAACTCATACTCCCTGCCGCAGATAGGGCAGTGGGCCTTGACAAACCTTCACTGTCTTTTCATCTCGCTTCTCCTTTGGCTATACGGGGCAAGTACGCTGTCACGGTGTGGGCACTCTTAAGGAACTGCCCCGGATCGTACGACAGGGGGGCGACAAGAAGCACTTCCTCAAACTCCTGATAAAACCTCGCGCGCTCCGCAGCCTCCTGGTCATCCCCTGCTGCTTCCTGCCATAAGCACGCCCAGAGGGCAGGGTAGGCATCGTCATCAAGGCAAAGCGCGTCTTTATAGCTGAGGTAGGGCGGATCGACAAAAACAGCGAGTCCGTACTCCCTGGCATAGTCGAACGGGGAGTTCACAGCCTCCCGTGGTTCAACCCATACCACGCGCACGCCCTTTGCCTCTGCCTCCGCTACCCTGACACAGCGAAAGCACAGGGTCGCATCCCCCAACCCGACCGGGGCCGGGAACAGAGGAGCCACGTAACCGCACCTCTCGCACGCGGCTACGCGCTGCCAGACGTGCCCCCCGGGGAAAATGCAGCCATCATCTGCCTCGCGAGTGCCGAGGCCTTTGCGGCAGACTGCGCATATGAACTTCTCTTCCAATGTCTCACTCCTTTCGCTTAGTCTCCCATCCCTGGCCCCCAGCACACTGAGAGCCAGAGTCGGAGGCTAATATACCCAGCCCAAGGCGGGCTGGTTGGGGATTACTCCCCACTCTTTCCCGACCCACTTGTGCTCACCATGAATCGGGCAGCTCACGATGTAGTGAGTTCGGCCCCCGTGGTTAAACTCCTCGACTACTTGGTCGAGGATGTCATCGGGATGCTTGAGGTCTTGAAACTTTTCTTTCGTGCACTTCATCACTCTCCTCCTTTCTAAATTAACCCCCGCCTCCGGGCCTCAGCGAGAATCTCATCGTCGCTGAACCCGGCCAGCGGGTTGACTTCCTCCGGGGACTCGTTGACGATGCGGGCGATATCGTCCCGCACATCAAGCGCCCACTGCTCACACAGCGGTCCGGCCTGGTATACCAGGCTGAGTCCGTCGGGATCAACGCGGTGCAGTTCGACAAAGGGGTTATTGCGCTTGTTCGACCCCCTCACGCCGAAGACGAGAATATGTTTCCCCACCTCCACCTCCACTTTCCCCCGCACGAACTCCCCCACGAACGCGTAGCCGTTCGCGCGGGTGACGTCTACTTTCTCGACGATTTTCGCCCACCTCTTGAACCGCGGATCGCCCAACCTCGGAATAGTGACGATAGCTTTCATGTGTCCCTCCCTCACTTTGATTGACTATACTCTACCACACGCAACTACACTTGTCAATACTTTTCTGCACCTTTGTGCGGTTTTGTGAGACAATCTTAATCTTTCTGCACGAATGGAAAAGCCGGAGGGAAAGCCTGAGGAAAAGTTAACAGCCGCGGTTCACGAACAAAAGGTATCAGAATTGATACCTTTTTGAGCCAGTACGAACGAAGGGTATCAGAATTGATAGTCGCTTACGAATATCAGTACTGATACCCTTGGGTATCAATATTGATACCTTTTCACGCACTATTAAAGAAAATATATTAAAGAAAAAGGACGTGCTCCTGGTGAGAAGGATACCATGCTCCGCCCTTATGCACTGAAGGACGTTGTGTTTGACATGCGTGGTAGAAGTAAAGTAGAGGTCAATACTTATGGCAGATAGCAAGGCGGATAGCAAGGCCGGCGACAAAGCGAAACCCAAACGCACGGGCAAGACTCCGCAGCAGTGCGTCCGCGAAGTCCAGGACCGCTTTCTGGAGGCGTACCGGCGGTTTGGCGTCATCTTGTACGCCTGCCAGGAGACGGGTATCGGGCGCCATAACCACTACGAATGGATGTCCGTGTACCCCGAATACGCTGAGAGGTTCCAGCAGGCTAAGGAGGACGTGGCTGATGTCCTGGAGAAAGAGGCCATCCGGCGGGCGTACGCCGGCGTTGAGGAGCCGGTGTACTGGAAGGGCGAGCGCTGCGGGACGATCCGTAAGTACTCAGATACGCTGTTAATCTTTCTACTCAAGGGACTCAGGCCCGAGAGGTACAGAGAACGGTACGAGCTATCGGGCCAGGGCGGAGGTCCGGTGACGTTCAGGGTAGTGTACGAGGAGCCGGAGCCCAGCTCGCCACAGACGCGGTCAATAGACGACTGGCCACGCTATCCCTTCACGATCAAGTGCCGCCCGTCGTGGATGGACAGGCTCAACGAAATAGATAGCGGGGCTGGCGAGGAACGTCAGGCCGGAGGGCAGGCCGAAGGGCAGGACGTGAGCAAACCGGAGGGGGTGGACTGAACCGACGGCGAGAACGAAGGGGTTTAGGCGGGCAGAGGCGCAGGCGGGGCGCGCAGCGGAAGTTGAATACACCGTCCGGCTACGCACGCCGCACCCGTTCCAGGCGAGGGTCCGTGCCTCGAGAGCCAAGCGGCGTATCGTACGGGGCGGACGCCGCGGAGGGAAGACGGTGGGGCTGGCGATCATAGCCTGCGATGCGTTTCTGGCCGGACGGAGGGTGCTCTACGCAGTGCCGACAACGGAGCAGCTTGACAAGTTCTGGTTTGAGGTCAAGCGGGCGTTTTCTGAGGCGATCGAGGCCCGGGTGCTGGTGTGCAACGAGACGAAGCACACGATTGAGCTACCACGCAGCGAGACGCGTATTAGAGCCAAGACTGCATGGAACGCCGATATGCTCCGAGGTGACTACGCCGACCTTCTGATCCTGGACGAGTGGCAGCTCATGAACGAAGACGTCTGGGAGACCGTAGGCGCCCCCATGCTGGCCGACAACGCCGGCGACGCTATCTTCGTGTATACACCGCCGAGTCCCAGAAGGGCAGGGATAAGCAAGGCCCGGGACCCCAGGCACGCAGCCAAGATGTTCAAGGCAGCCCAGGTCGATACGACGGGACTGTGGCAGGCATTCCATTTTACCAGCTACGACAACCCGTACATCTCACGGGAGGGACTGGCGGCGGTGACCCAGGATATGAGCCTGGACGCGTACCGGCGCGAGATTATGGCCGAGGACGACGAGATCGAGGCGTCCTGGCTCGTGTACTCCGCGTTTGACGAAGCGCGGTGCAAGATCAAGCCGTTTGCCATACCGCGGAGCTGGCCGGTGTACACGGGCCACGACTTCGGTACGGCGAACCCGGCGGCGATATTCCTGGCACAGAACCCCGGGCCGGACGAGCCGCGGGTGTCCACGGGGGCGCAGGTACGGAAAGGTGACTTCGTGCTATGGGCGGAGTACGCGCCAGGCCCGGGGCGGAGCGCGTTTGAGCACGTAGCGGCGTTTCGGGAGATGAGCCACGGGTACACCGTACAGCGGTCGGTCGGTGGGAACCTGACGACGGAGGAAGAGATCAGGCAGGCGTACACGGCGCACGGGTGGCCGATACAGCCACCGAAGTTTGCCCGGGTCCAGGCGCAGATCGACAGGGTGATCGGGCTGATGGAGCTGAACAAGCTGCTGGTGTTCGAGACATGCCATCAGTTCCTGGCGCAGCTCAGTAACTGCATGTGGGAGCTGGACGAAGAGAGGCAGGTAACCAACAAGGTCAAGGACGAGAGCCGGTACCACCTGCTGGCGGCGATGAGGTATATCCTGTCTGACTTTGCCCCCGAGACGCAGTTGCCGCTGGTAAAAGAGAGGCCGGTCTGGAGGATGTAACCGAAGGGATAACCGGAGGATATAACCGGAGGATGCTATGACAAGTACGTGGTTCGACGAAGACAGGCGGTACCCCAAGACATACACGGAGGGGACGGCAACGGGCACGACGACGAACAACTACGTTACGGCGCTGGACCTGGACGAACGTGGGGCGCTGGCGACGACGCTGACGGTGAAGAACACGGATGGGGGCAATGCGCTGCTGGTGAAGGTCAGCGTCAGGCACTCGGACTACAGCGCAGGGACGTGGGACGTGGTGTATCCCGAGACGCAGGTTGACGCCGGGGACGAGGCGCTGATTGAGCTGATATACGGTAGGGCGCGGACGAAGGTCGAGGTGAAGTCGGCCTCGTCAGGGAACCACGCGACGTACACGGTGGAGTACCACCAGAAGCTGGTAGCAGCATGACGATGACGCAGATGGAGGAAACCGGGCAGCAGCCTCGGCCCTGGGTTGAAGGAGAAGTTACGGGAGCTACGACCGATAGCTACGTTACGGTGCTGGACCTGGACGACCGCATGGCGCTAGACACCAGGCTGACGGTGAGGAACACGCACGATACGAACCCGCTCTTGGTCAAGCTGGACGGGCGGCGAGACTACGATGACGGCGAGTGGCTTGACCTGCTACCCGAGAGACGGATTGATGCCGGCGAGTATGTCATTCTAGACGTGATGTGGACTGCCAGGCAGAGGCTTAAGCTGGACATGAAATCCGCCTCGGAGGGCAACCACGCAACGTACAAGATAGAGCACCAGCAGAGATTAGTAGAGGAGAGCTAGGAGGCAAGGATGGTAGAAGAGACCCAGGTAACTAAGGTCGATTCCTTTGGGGACAACACGTGGCTGAAGCGGAACATTAGACCGCTGGTAACGCTCATGTTCGCAGTGGTGCTGGCGGTCGTGATCATCCACGGCACGGTGTGGTGTGGCGATCGGAACGCGTTTGAGCTGGGTGCCACGGTGTCGACGATGGTGATCGGCTACTGGTTTGGCGGGCGCGAGGCTGCCAAGCGGAGGTAAGAGAGAAGAAATAGCAAGCCCCGGCGGCGGTCGGCAAACTCACTCGCCGGGGCGGATAGCGAGAGCCCGTAGGCCCTGGCCACTGCTATTTTAGCACAGTGCTGAGGGCCGCGGGCAAGCCGGAGGGAGGATGAAGGCTATGCTCGACAGTCTGAAGCGCTGGGCGATCCCCGGCATACTTGGCGTACTAATCCTCAGCTTTGTATTGCCGGGCCTGTTTGGCCCGCTGGGGGATATCTACCACCCCCAGGGGAACCCGATCGTCAACCGGTACTCCGACACGCTGGACGTGCGGGGGCCGACGATCGTTGTGGCAGCGTCGGACTCGCTGAACAGGTTTGACGTAGAGCCTAAGTACCGGTGCGACGGGACGGCAGACGAGGTTCAGATTCAACGGGCGCTGGACGACCTGCCGGACACCGGGGGGACGGTACAGCTGCTGGAGGGTATTTATTACACGAGTGACAGCATCAAAATATCCGGATCGCATAAAACCCTTCAAGGTCAAGGTATAACATCTACCAGACTTTTCATTCAGGGTTATGCGAATAATAGCCCGATTGCATTCGCGGACAACAGCACGCAGTTCAATGTTCGCATTTCTGACATGCTTATTACAGCCGAGGGCGAGCACATGGACTCCTACGCTATTTATGCTCCCACTGTAGATAGATGTATCTTTGAACGACTATCCCTTAAGAATGGCAAAGCGGGGATCTATTTTGAGGCTCGTGCGTATGGAGGCTCGTGCTATCGGAATGTAGTGAGGGATGTGTGTGTACAGGGCTGTCTATATGGTGTCTACCTTGACCAGGAATCGGGGGCGAGTTACCAACCCAACTCGAACCGGTTTGAGAATCTCTATATTGATGGCGACAACATTGCCGGTAGTATTGGTGTTTACGTTGCGAAAGGTGCCCACGATATCTGGGTTGGTGGTTGTATTACCGAATGTGATATAGGTATGCGCTTCGACCATGGAGACCAGCATGTATATCACCCATATATCCAGCTCTGTAATGTTGGTATATATGCGCACGTCCCAAAAATCTACCTACTCTGGCCACACGTCGATGGTAACACGACAGACTATGACCTGGAGTTGGGAGAAGGCTCGTACGTCTTCTCTGAAGAGGAGGGCACACTGCACCGTATGCACGTGTGGCTGGCGGACGACACGCAGAATGGGGCACTGGGCACGTTAATAAAGAACAGCTTCGTTACGAAGGTTTGGATTCACGTCACGGAGGCGTTCAACTCAGACGGCACGAACCAGATTCGCGTGGGCTACGACGGAGATGAAGATGCATTCGGGACGCTGACTAACGTATCCACCACTGGAATGAAGGACGTCACGCTGGGCGTCCTGGCCGGGTTCAATGGCACGCAGCGAGACGTGGAGGCGTACTACGTGAACGGCGGGAGCGAGCCGACGGCAGGGAAAGCCTGCATCATCCTGGAGTATTACCTGGTCCCTAATGAGCTAGCTTAGCCATGAGTGACCCGACGGCGCTGGACATGCACAAGAGGCTCCCGGGCGGGCTGTGGGAGGTTATCATCCGTAAGGCGGATGACTCGGCCACCATAGAGCCGCTGACGGAGGACGTGTTCACCGGGCGGCTGGGCGAGGTACAGGAGACGCCCACGGCCAACACGGTGCTGGCGCGGCTGAAGGACCTGCTCACAGGGATTGTCCTGGCCGGTGGGAGCAACCTCATCGGCAAGGTACGGCTCACCAGCGCCGGCGGGGATGAGATTACCGAGGACACCGCCGACGCTATCAAGGCGCTGCTGGTGGACGGCTCGGGGAATGCGCTCGGCGTGTACAGCGGTGGGACGCTGAAGACGGCCCGGGCGCCGGCGGGGCTACAGAGCAGCGGGATACTGAGCGCGGACACGTCGATTAAGGGCAGCGCGGGGAAGGTGTACGAGATCACGGTGTCGTGTACGGCTGCGCTGAACCTGGAGCTGAACGACTCGACGGACAACAGCGGGAGCGACGTGTGGGGGATTACGCTACCGGCGGACGGGTACGCGCACTATATCTTTGACCCGCCGTTTGAGTTCGGCACAGGGATATACCTGGACGTGGACACGGCCAGTTGCAGAGTAGTGGTGGGGTACATCTGATGTGGACGGTACTGAAGAAGAACAGCTACAGCCACACGCTTCCGAACGGGGACGAGGTTATCGTAGGGGATGTCAGGTGGGAAGAGGCGTTCGTTCCTCATGTGCAGTTGAAACGATGGGGCGGTGAGTGCTCCTTAGCAGTGTGGCTTCAGGAGCCGGGTGATTTGCTAGAGGTAACAGATCACAAGGTGCGATGGGGCAGCGAAGCCATAGAGATGGAAACGTACCCAACCGTCCCGCGGAGAGTAGTCGTCGATACACCCTGGGGAGAGCAGCTATTTGAGCAGTGCCAGGACGGTGGGTTCGAGTTTAACGTTATCCTGAAGAAGAAGCCCCCACGGAGTTTGACTGACAGGCTGCGTAAGCTCTTGCCATTTACCAGGTCACCGGAATCTTTCATGCTGGCGTTGCCTATCGAGACTAAGGGGTTGAAGTTTTACTATCAGCCGCCACTGCATCCTGAACACCCGACATGGTGCGAGGAGCCAGATGGTGGCTATAGCGTGCGGCCCGAGAACGTAGTAGGCAGCTACGCTGTATATCATGCCACGCGGGGCAACGTGCACCGAAGCAAGAGTGATGGCGAGAAGTACCGGTGTGGTAAAGCCTTCCACATTTACCGGCCAAGAATTGTCGATGCTGCGGGCAACGCCGTGTGGGGCGACCTTGGCATCGATGAGGATGCTGGCTTGATGGTAGTGGAGATACCGTGGAAGTTTTTGGACTCCGCGGTCTACCCCGTGCGGCACGCGGCTGGGGCCACGTTCGGGTATGAGACAATAGGCAGTAGTTCCGGGGTATTCAGTGATGACGTGCTACGTGTTAGCTTGTTCACCTGCCCCGAAAGCGGCACAGTCGAATCGCTGACAGCGTATTGCCAGTATGACAGCAGCCGCTGTACGGTGCGATGGTTAATTTATAGTAGCGATAGCGGCTATCCCGGCAGCCTTGTCGACTACACAGAGGACTACTATTATCCGTCAGACGCCGGCTGGTACACCCTCTCTGCCATAAATGGCGCTAGCTTAAGTGCAGCAGACTATTTTCTAGGGTCGCATCAATCCAGGTACCTTCGGCACTATTGGGATTCTGGCGCGACATACTATGAGGTTAAGGACGAGTTCGATGACGGCTCGCCTGATCCGTTCCCACCTGATCGTTCGCCCCTTGACGTAAAGATGTCCATCTACTGCACCTACACGCCGAGCGGCCCACCCCCGGCGGCGCCTAGAGGTTGGATGAGCAAATGACCGAGTACAGGAACGAAACCCCCGAGGACTGCTACCGCAAGATTATCGAGCGGGAGGCGCAGTTCTCCACCCTCTGGTCTCGCATGGACACAGACCGCGACCTGTGGTGGCTCAAGGACTTCACCCTTGTGGACAAGGACAACCGCGAAATCCCCGACGTGGAGCACGTCACGGCCAACGACCCGCGTGTCTTCGCCCAGTACGTCATAGCCACCATCCAGGAGTGCAAGGAGCAGATAATCGTCGAGGGCCTGGGGCCACAGGGCAAGGAGCTACAGCGCATCGACGAGCGCACCACCATCATCGAGAGCTTCCTGCGCGACCTGGACTACATGATCGACGTCCGCCTCCAGGACAGGCTCATTGGGCGCCTGCGGGACTTCCTGGCCGAGCAGATCACGATACGCGGCTGGATCGCGGCCCGCTGCCAGCTCTACATGAACGGCGATACCTTCATTCCAGACGTGCTGCCCGTGGACACCCGCTACCTGACCCACGAGATAGGACGCGATAGCTTACTGTGGGTCTCCTACACCACCACGCGGAGCAAAGCCCAGGTGTGGCGCGAGTACGGCGTAGAGACGAACAGCGACTACTCCACGGTGCGCGACTACTGGGACGACAGGGTAGAGCGGGTCTACCTGGAAAAGGACATGGTGAAAGAGCGGAAGCACAACCTGGGATACGTGCCCTGGGTGATACAGGCGTGCCCCAGCGGTAGCCTGCTTCAGGACAACGATTCACTGGCCTACCAGGGGGAGAGCATCTTCGCTGCCAACCGCGACCTGTACGATACCAAGAACACCCTCATGTCGCTGCTGGCAACCCTCACCATGATGGCCGCCTTCGGCCCGCTCCAGTTCCGCAACGAAGAAGGATCGCGTAGCCCGGCGCTCCAGCTGCCACCGTACGGCAAGCGTGTGATTGTGCCTATCGGGAAGGAAGAGGTGCTGGAGCGGGTACCCATGAACGACATCCGCAACGCCACCCGCCTGCTACACGCAGAGCTGGAGTCAAACCTGCAGCGGGGCAGCCTACCGGCGGCGGAGTACGGCGACGTCCACCACCCGCTGTCGGCGGTAGCCCTGGCCAAGCTGACCGACGGCAAGCACAGGGTATTCGGCCCGCGGCTGAGGGCTATAGCTAGCTTCCGCGAGAAGCTGGCCCGCATGATGATCGACCAGTATATCCGCGGCGGGTTCGACACCGAGCTGGGCCGCCCGGGCAACCAGACGAAGTACAGCGCAGGCGACCTCGAAGGGCAGTACTCAATCACGTACTCCTACGAGGCTGTCGACCCGGAGCAGAACATCCTCAACCTGACGGTGGCCAACGCGGCCAGGCCGCACTACTCCGAGGCCACCATCGGAGAGGAAATCCTGAAACAGGACGACCCCAGGCGCGAGGCGCGCCTTAGGAAGATAGAAGATGCGGAGAGGGCGGTGCCCGACCTGGCCTTGCTGAACATGGCTAAGGCGGCCCTGGAAGAAGGCGACGAGACGGCGGCGCTCGTTATCGCCAACCAGATCGGCCTGACCCTGGAGCAGATAGAGAGCGGGAAGATCGGCACCTACGGCCAACGTGCAAGCGCCAGAGGCGCCGTGCCCGGTGGCGCCCTGCTACCGCTTGTCGGTGGCGGTGGGCCGATGCTCTCAGCCGCCAAGGCAGCCGCAGAGATAGAGGCCGAAGAGCCGACCGACGTAGAGGAGTAATGGGACGGAACGCAGGACGGAGGAAGCTGACCGTAGAAGACCTGGAGGACATGGCCCTGAAGAAGCTCGGGCTCACACGTGAAGGGCTCCCAACGGCATTCCCAGTGGGATTCCCAATGGGGACCGGCGCACCATTGTCCAGGCTACGGGAGGTGCTCAGGCAGCAGCGCCTGGGGGCCATCCGGAAGGAGCCACGCCAGTGACACCGATGGCGGCGACCAGGGGACTTCTGCCTGTACCTAGGGGGGCGGAGAAGCAGTACCGTCTCCGTGACCTGCTGGGCACTCTGAAGCAGCCGCGGGTGCTCACAGCCGATGAGGCCGCCCTGTACGGGTTCGACATGCAGCAGGCTATAGGCACAGAGGACTGGCAGGACTGGATGCTGGAGCTGGTGCCGAGCGCCGAGGACCCGGATACGTTCCAGTACCGGTACATCGCGCCGGAGGGCACCGAGTTCACGCCGGAGGAGTGGGAGAGCCCCAGTCCAGACGTGGTCGGCGTGTCTGAGATAGACATGCCCCAGGAGCCGGCGCCGCAGCCGGTCAACAAGGAACAGCTAGCGGCGCAGCTACAGCAGCTCTTTCCTGGGAAAGGTTTCAACCTATTTGCGCCTGAGATGAGCTGGACGATGCTCACCGACTGGCTGGAAAAGGACATGCCCGACTTCGTCGATGCCATGAGGCAGGTAGGGCGCAACGAGCTCAGCGAGGGCGTGCTGCGTACCCTCATGCCGGGTATTACGGAAGAAGACATGGCCGAGCTTTTCAGCGGTATACCGCCTGAGGGGCTGAAGGTACCGGCTGAGGGCGGGCAGGAGCTGACGCTGAAACAGGACTACAGCGTCTGGCTTGGCGACCAGCGCGTGGGGACGTACAGGCCGGACACCCAGGAGATCGTGCCCATCCAGGCGAAGAAACCGGACTTCCAGGACAACATCTTTGGCTGGGTACAGGAGCAACTGTGGACTCTAGAGCGCACCCCGCCCGTGGTCCACTTCGAGGCAGGGATAGCCGACGTCGTCAATGTGGCCGGCGGCACTATGCGCTGGTTGGGAGCCGACGGTATCGGTAAGAAGCTGTCGGAGTACGCGGCGCCGGTTATAGCCGAGGCCCCACCGACGGAGCCGTGGAAAGGGTGGAAGTCGCTGTTCAACCCGGGCTTCTGGGCCAGCACAGGGGTAAGGTCAGGGGCTTTCACTCTCACCCTGATGGTGCCTGCTATTGCTGGCCTCTACGCAGGGGCGGCGACTGCCGGTGCCGTCGGCCTGGGTAGTTTCGGCAAGCTCGTGCTCGGCTCTATTGCCGGCGGTGTCGCCAGCAGGGCGTGCGAGGGAGCGCTTGAGGCCGGCGGGGCTTTCGATGAGGCCATCCGCAGCGGGATGACGCCCGAAGAGGCAGACCGGGCGGCGTCCAGCGTGTTTGCCAGGAACTGGACGCTGGCAGGGCTGGACGCGGCGCAGTTTGCGGCTGCGTTTGCCCCTATGCCGGGCAGGGCGGTGAGCAACGCCATACTCCGTGGCCTGCTCAGGGTAGGGCGCGTGGGCGGCAGCCTGGTAGTAACCGGCCTGACCGAGGCGGGTGAAGAAGCCTATCAGGACGTGATACTGCGCTCGGCCCTCGGCCAGGAAGTGAAGCTGGACGAAGAGATGCAGGCCGCCATGGCTATTGGGGGCATGATGGGGCTGGGCCTGGGGGCCGGCGGCGCGGCGTACCAGGCGATACAGGGCATGACCGAGGCGGCGCTGTCGCCGGGGATGAAGTCTGAGTTTGACCGGGTGGTGAACGACGCCCGGAACGAAGGTATGTCGCTGGAGGCGGCCAGGGTCAAGGCGCTGGACATGGTAGCCGAGACGGAGGAGGGGAAGAAGACCATACAGGCCATGGTGGATATCGTTAAGCTGGAGGAGCTCCGCGCCCGGGTAAAGCCGGAGGAGAGGGCCGAAGCCGTGGCCTGGGACTATTTCCTGGACCAGGCAGAGCGCGACATCTTGCAGCAGCTACCGCAGCTTTCCAGGCCGGAAGCTATGGCTATGCAGCCCCAGGTTGGCCGTGCCGTCAAAGAGGAGCCGGCGAAGGCCCCGAAGCGACCGACGCCACGACAGTACGCCGAGTGGAAGCGGGCCTATGAGACTGTGCTCGCCGATATTCTGGCCGAGCGACCGGTGTTCGGCAGGCCGGAGACAAGGCAGAAGCGCAGGGCCGCCATCTCCACAGTTTCGTATAGAGTGACCGATAGCACGGGCCAAACCTTTACCAGCGAGACGCCGGTGAAGCCCGGGCAACAGCTATCGGAGACGACGTACGCCGTGACGGTGGAAGAGGTGCCGGTCAGTGAGGCCGCAGTTGAAGAGACCGAGCTGGCGCCGCCGGATGACCCCGATGAGCCTGTGCCCGAGACGGTAGTGGACGATGTCCCGGTGCTACGCGAGATCGGTGTAGTGGAGAAGGTCCGCCCCACGCGGCAGGTGCTACAGAAGATCGGTTTGAGGCAGCAGGTGTTCGAGCCCGTATTTGAGGCGGAGGTCAAGATATACGAGGACCTGATGGCCTTCAGAGATGAGCTCAAGGCGGTGCTGAACAGAGTAGGCAACAGCAAGGACACGCGCCAGCGTATCTTCCGCGCGCTGGAGGACCCCGAGCAGGTGCTCGACCTGACAGAGGACGAAAAGTGGGCAGTGTCCTGGTTCCGCAAGCGCTTTGATGCCTGGGCCGACAAGCTGGAGCTACCCCAGGAAAAGCGCCGTAAGAACTACGTGACACATATCTTTGAGCACGACATCGAGCAACAGCTACGAGCACGACACCCGCTGGACCCGGCGCTTATCAAGGCGCTGGACTTCGCCGCACCGAAGACGGTGTTCAACCCGTACCTTCAGGAGAGGCTCGGTCGCACGGTCGGCTTGAGAGAGGACGCCTTCGCCGCTGCCGAGGCATACGAGGGCCGCGCCCTGCGGGTCTACTACTACCAGCCGCTGATCCAGCGTATTCGCGCCTACGAGCACTACATGCCCCCGAACGTGTCGCGCTACATGCGTGATTACGTGAAGCGGATGACCGGCACCCCGCTGGCGATCGACCGTGAGATCAACGCGACGCTGGCAGAGTTCGCCGACGCTATCAGGAAGCTGCCGGATGGGGACCGGCTGGCGGCGCGCCTTACGGCGGGTAACCCGGCCGGCTGGGTAGCGTACCAGTTCACGTCGATGCTCTACATGCTGTGGCTGGGCTTCAAGCCGACATCGGCTATCCGTAACCTGAGCCAGAATGCGCTTACGGTGGCTGAGGTAGGGCCGGTGGCCTTCGTCGATGGTCTGAAGCTGCGCTTCTCTGAAGAGGGGAAGGCGGCTATGCGGCAGTCCCTGGTATTGCGTAGCAGGAAGCAGGCCTATACGCCGGGCATCGATAGCACGTACCTGTCGCAGTACACGGACAGGGTGAGAGAGGCTGCCATGTGGATGTTCCGCAAGGCTGACTGGGTAAACGTCAGTAACGCCTTCATGGCCGGCTACGCCGAGGGCAAGGCACTGGGTATGCCGGAGGAGTGGTGCATCAAGCGCGGGGACGAGGTCGCCGCCGACACGCAATACATCTACACGCGAATGGGCCAGCCCGTCTTCGTCCAGTCGTCTCTCGGGCGTGTGCTCTCTGTCCTGGCGACCTGGCCGGAGAACTTCGTGGAGCTGCTGACGCGGTGGGTCAAGGGTCGCCCGTCGTATGTGCTGGCAGAGTACGAGGCTGCGACGGGCAATAAGGTACAGCCGATGAGCTGGACGAAGCGGTACAAGGCGCTGGCAATCTACCTGGGCTTACTGGTGCTTGCCTTTGCCGTAGCGGAGCGCACCAGGCTCAAGGCGCTGGAGTATACCGGCTGGACGTCTATTCAGTACATAGCCGACATCCTCAGTGGCAGGCTGCCGGCCCTGGAGCTGCCGGGGGCCGTGGCACAGGTGGTTGGCGGCTACCTGACCGGCGACAACCGAATGCTGAAAGAGGGCTGGTACAAGCTGTCGCCGGAGAACCTGATGGGCATAGTAAGGCAGATCGACGACGTCGCCTCCGGGGAGAGAGACTGGCTTACGTTGCTCTTCTACCTGAAGCGGCAGAACTGGGTCATAGGAGAGATGGCCCACGATTGGGAACCCGACCTGAAAGAGTACAGCGAACTCGAGGGAGTCAGCGAGCGTCGGCAGTACCGCTATAACCACCCGGAGGTAGAGGCCAAGCTGTTCATTATCGGGCAGGTCACGAGGCTGTCTACCGACGAGGCCAGGGAGCACGTGGAGCGCCTGATGTCGAAGCACGGACTGAAGCCCGAGTGGGTCGAGGGCTATAGCGACGTCTTCGGGACCGACACGAAGGGGCCGCTGGCAGAGGCGCAGGGCAAGCTGGGACACCGGGTCACGGTGATGGAGGCTGGTGAGCCGGCGGAGAGGCTGTTCACTACGGCCACGTTTGCCTCTGAGGTAAGGCGGCTTGAGGCACTGGTAGGCAGAGACAGGCTGGAGCAGGACGGCCACGAGATGGCGCTGGAATACCTGCACGCATCTGACCTGTGGCAGCCGTACGACGACCTGCCCGCGCAGGGTGAATCGCGGAAGCTATTCCGTAAGCAGTTCCCCGACGTAGAGGCGCAGATGGTTTTCTGGGGCAGACTGGACGCGTGCCAGAACCCGACGTCCTGGCAGGACGTGCTAGAGCTGATGGAGAAGTACGAGGTGGGGCCGGAGGCCATACCGGCCTTTGCCGATAACCCGGAGAAGTACGAGCGCGTGCGGGCAGCCGTGAAGGAAGGGAAAGGCGCGCTGGCGATCGATATCCAGTGGTGGGAGCAGGACAGGGTGTACGAGCAGCTCAGCCAGCAGGAGCGGGACGAATACCTGAGGCAGAACCCGGAGTACGCCGTGGCACGGCTGGAGAGGACGGCCTGGAGCAAGGGCGTCCCTGAGGACATGGTGGGGCAGTACGCATCGTACTACAGCCTGCCGAACACTGGTTATGCCCGGGAGCGGTTCCTGAAAGAGCACCCCGACTACTACCAGAAAGTGTGGCTGGAGATTCTGGGGAACCAGCCCATCGACTTTGCCACCGTGCCCAGCGAGGAGTTCGAGCTGGCATATCGCAACGAATACCTGAAGCTGGGTGACAGGGAGCGGATGTAC